GTACCCCGAAAGCGTGATTTTACGTAAATCAGGGGTACGGTAACTTTTTTTGAATAAATAACAATGAATAATCGGCTAAGAGTGTTGATGGCTATAGAGTTTAAACGATTTAGGTTATCTAACAAAAAAATTGACACTCTTAGGGATTATGTAACTTTTTTTACAGGTGTTGAAACCGGAAAGGTGAGGATGAAAAAATGTTAAAAATTGAAAGACTAAAAGATATAATTAAAAATTTTGATACGGTGAATTCCGGTGAGGATTTGCAATGTTATTTATCTCGGATTGCAACAAATCAGAATTACGATGATACCTGTTATAGAATAGGTATAGATTGCTCAGATTGCTTAAAGCTGTCGCTTATGGATTTATTAGAAGAATATAAAGGACCATATGAGTTAACAGTGCTTGAATTCAGAATACTCAGATATGCAAGAGAACTGGGATACAGGTTTGTAGCATGTGATTTTGATGGGGAGATTTGTTTTTATAGAAACAAGCCGGATAAAAAAGAAATTGCATGGAGTGATGGAGGGGATTTCTCATTAATATTTAATTTCGGTTTATTCAGTTTCATTAAGTGGGAAGATGCAGAACCGCGGGAAATTTATGAAATTCTAGCTAACTGTACCATTGTGGGCGGTGATGAAGATGATTAAATTATTAAAAAAGAAAATAAGAAGAAATTATTATAAACCGCTTGATAGACATGCAGAGGTTATAGACACTTTAATACAAGGATTTAATCTGCTGAGTGAAAAGCTGGATGAGGTTATTGCTGAAACTAATGAATTAGAAAAAGAGGTTGAAACATTAAAGATAAAGTTAAAGGAAGTAAAAGAAAATGTTGAGTAAGGAAGAATATAAGGAAAGATATTATGAACTTTCACAACGATTTTTCTCTCTATTTGATTTTTTAGATGATGATGTAACTGAACGAGAAATTGAAAATATTGGATTATATAATATGCTAATTGATGATTATTTTGAACTTAAAGAAAAATACTCAAAAATTCTTGATGATGTCCACGACTATCGTTTTGAGACACATTGTATGAAAATGACAATAAGAAACCTTTGTAAACATTTCGGAGTTAAGAATGAAGCAGAGCTAAAAAATATCTATTTAAACAAACCATACAAACTTGAAGATTTAAAAGAGGATATGTGGGTTTATGATATTAAATATGATGAATTTTGTAGAATAGATTTTATCGCTGGAATATATCCACATCGTAGTTATAGTGATGGAACTTGCGAAGATGGTGCATTTGAAGAAAACCGTTTCTTTCCAGTGCAATACGCTAATTTAATTAAAATGGAAGTGAAAGAAGATGGATAAACAAAATATTCTAAAGCACATTGAACGGTGGCTTGATATTAGGCAAAAAAATGGATACAAAAACGCTAGAATTGGTTTTAAAGGTATGGAAGAAATACATATAGTATTTGAAAATACATTTACTGATGAAGAACGTGAGACTATTTATGATGAAGAGTTTTATGATCTATTTGTTGTAGATAAAATCTGCACTGATTGCTGTTATGAATGGGGATGCAAGGAAGAAAAGAAAATCGGTACATGTGAAAAATGCCAACTAATTACGAAACTGCGTGATAAATATGTTAAGTCAACAAGGGAAGCAAAGGAAAATGACATCTAAACAAATAGCATTCGTATTTTTCCTAATTATGCTTATTGCGTTTATTTTGTCTCTTGTTTTGGGAATTAGATATCTATTTAAGGAATGGAGGAAACAGCATGGAATTTAACACAAACCAAATTAACATAATGCTTGATGCCCTGGAACATTACGGGAACGGTCCTCAGGTCGATATGGCCATAGAGGAAATGAGCGAACTTACAAAGGAGCTGCTTAAAGACCGCAGAGGTAAAGAGAATAGAAGTGATATAGCTATGGAAATGGCAGATGTCTACATAATGCTTGAACAGCTTAAATTTATTTTCGGTATCGATGAAACTGAACTAAAGGTCAATGCTGAATTAAAGATACAGAGATTAAAAAACAGGATCGGTGGTAATGATGGAGACTAAAGTTAGACAAAGCAATTACATAACAATTTTAGGATGGATGGTTTCAGAATTAGGATTAAGTGGAAGTGCACTGCTTATTTATGCAATTATTTACGGCTTTTCACAAAATGGCGATGATTCTTATACTGGGAGTAGACAATATTTAGCGGATTGGACCAATACTACAAAAAGAAATGTAACTAAAGTATTAAATGTTCTTGTTGAAAACGGATTGATTATCAAAGAAGAAAAAGAGAAAAATGGTGTTAAATTTTGCAGTTACAAAGTAGTGTCACAAAGTTCACCAGGGGTGAAAAAAGTTCACGGGGGTGGTGAAAAAAGTTCACCCAATAATATAGAATATAATACTAGTAATATATATAGTGCAAAATTTGATAAAAATGATGCATTTAAAAGATTCTGGAGTGTATATCCCAGACATACGAACAAGAAAAAAGCATTTGATGTTTTTGTTAAAAAATGTACCGATGAAACTGTACTGCAAAAGATGTTAAGCGCAGTTGTTGATTATAAAGAGACAGAACAGTGGCAGAATGAAAGATTTATCCCTCACGCTTCCACATGGCTTAACGGCGAAAGATGGGAAGATGAAATCAGTACAGTTTCTAAAAACAATACAAATGATGATAATGAATGGATGAGCGGATATGAATAATTATCAGGATGATCTAATCGGTATGTTTCTTGTTAAACCGCAGCTTCTGGATTTAACTATTCTAAAACCGTCATATTTCGATAAGAAGCATCGCGATATATTTACTGCTATAAAAAAGTCGTATAAGGAAAATAAAACTATTATTTTAGAGGATATCCTAGCAGTAAAGGGAATTGATGTTGATCTTGTTATTGCCTGTTCTACAAGTACCGCAACAACTGCTCTATTTGAACAGTATCAGGATTACGCGATTAAGGAGTATAAAAAGAAAGCCTTATTGGCAACTGCTAAAAAGCTCCAGAATGAAGAAATTACAATTGATGAATTTTACAAGGATACAAACAATTTTGCATCTTTAGGGTCTTATTCATCGACGAGGCTTACTAAAGAACTGTTAAAAGGTTCTATCACTAAACACAAGAATAATATCAAATTTACTAGATTTACAATTTTGGAAAAGAAACTAAATCTAAAAGAGAATGATTTTGTTATACTTGCCGGTGCTACCGGTGTAGGTAAATCAGGTATAGCTATAAATCTATTAGATGATCTGTCTCACAATTATCCTTGTGTATATTTCAATTTCGAAATGGTAGAAGAGGAGCTGTATCAAAGGCTTATTTCAATTAATTCAAAATTAAATCAAAAAATGTTAGAGAGTTATGAAACATTGCCACAAAAAAATATGAGCGTTGTTAATGATGCAATTGATGATATTTCAAAAAGACATATTGATATTATCAATCATTCATCAACATTGGATAAATTAAGATCGTTTATTATGAGCTACAAAAGCGATAAGCATTTTATAGTGTTTGTGGACCATGTAGGGCTTATTGGTGTACGTGCTAAAAACAGTTATGAAAAAATGACAGAAGTAGCCAAGGAGCTAAGAAAAATGAGTTTGGATAACAACTGTACGATTATTGGACTTTGTCAATTAAACAGAGAAGCAACTAAAAATGCAAAACAGCCTAATTTATCAATGTTAAGAGATTCGGGTGAGCTTGAACAAAGTGCAAGCAAGGTTATATTTGTCTGGAGGAACGAAAAAGACTGCGCAGAAGATTATTATCTGGTAATCGAGAAAAACAGAAGCGGTCCTAAATCAATCATTCCAATAGGCTACAATAAAGAAAATCAAATTGCTTATGAATTAAGCAATAAGAGAGATTTAAGGACATAGGAGGATTTAGAAATTTAACAAAAACTATTTTAATAAAAAAATCTCTCTAATCGCTTATGTAGCAAGGGATTAGAGAGAAAATATAAATGCAATATAACATCTTGGATATATTGCGCTTTTAAGGAGCAGAATAATGGAAAATTTAAACAGTGCCGAAAAAATTACGAAAGGACTTGAATTGATTGGCGAAGGAGTATTAGAAACATTTCAAAACACAATTAACCTTTTTTGTGATGCTCTTTCTAATTTTGTTGATCGTGTTAATATGATAAATAAAGTCAATCATAAGAAACCGAGATTACCGAGAAAAACAAAAAAGAAATACAAGAAATTAGGAATTTATGAAGATTGGAAATATGTAAATAAAAAATAATAATTTGAGTAAATAGCATAAATGTAGATAAAGATGACTGAAATATCATTTTAGAGGAAAGAAGATAATAGCTATTATATAATGTTTTAAACAGCACGAGGAGGGAAGTAAATTGAATAATTATATTTCTGATAAAGAATTAGGAAAGTATATTGGAATGTATGAGAAAGCATTAAATCATTATTTTAAAGATTATCCTAAACAGCCATCAATTTACAGTCATGAACGACAGGAGTACAGTGGATTGGATATAAATACATATATCTATATTGCAGATAATTATGAAACATTAAAGGAGAGGCTTAATGGAAGAAAATGAAGTAACCAAGGAAGATAGAAAACAGTTTATCAGAGATGTAACATCATGCGGTTATTACAATCGTAAAATCATATCTCTGACTAATCAGTTGGAAGCTATACACGTACAGCTTGTAGGTGTTAAATCAATAGCACCAAAAGAATATCACATTGAAAATAAAATACCGTTCAGTATGCAGGGAATAAATTCGTTGCTAATTGATGAAGAAAACCTAATATTAGAGCGTGATAAATACATTCGTAAGATATATGATGTAAGGGTATTGTTTGATCAAATTCCTTTAGAGGTGCAGACCATGATGATGGAAATATACTGCATTGGTTTAAATCACACAAAAACAGCAAAGAATCACAAAATGGACAGAAGTACTATGTATCGTAATATTAATAAAGAAATTAATAAAATTTTGAAAAAAAAGTAAAGTTGCAACAATGTTCACGAAAAAATGTGTTATTATGATATTGTGGAAATTTCGAAAGAACTCCACAATCAACAGTTGATCAGCACTTTACTTGAAGAAATCCATTTATATGGGTTTCTTTTATTTTAAACTGTCAGTTATGCAGCAAAACACCTCGCTTTCATTTTTTATGCATAGGTGGCAGTTTAAAATAATCTGCAAAGGAGAAACGTATGTTTGACTATTATGGTGGAAAATGGAAAAAGAAACGAAACAGCATTTTGAGAAAAGATAAATACAAATGTCAGATAGCTAAATGGTTCGGTCGTAGTGAGGAAGCCAATACAGTGCATCATATATATCCTGCGAAGGATTATCCTGAATATGCATGGTGTGACTGGAATCTGATTAGTGTAAGCAATAAATCACATAATAAATTGGAAAACCGTAAGACTGGTGAGTTGACACCTTTAGGAAAATGGCTGATGCAGAAAACTGTACCAGGAGTTGAATGGAGGAAAAATAATGGAAGTTAATGACAGTGAGATACACGATGAACTACGTAACATCTATAAACAGATAGATTCATTAGATAATACACTTACAAACATTTTGAATATTATGAAATTAAATTTAGCATTCAATTGCGGATTGATTAGTATCAGTGATATCGCTAAACAGCTGGGTATTGATAAAGATAAGATTGATAAAGAAAGGCTGGGGATTTAATGTGAAATACAATAAAAAAATATTAAAATCTGATAATAAAACCAAAGAAAAATTGCAATCCCCCCCACCTGTAAAACGTTAAATATCGTTAAATTTCTACTGGGGTGGGTAGCTTTTTCCAACTCTGAGAACATTTTGTGAAAGGGGGTGATGGCAATTCACAAGCAGACAAGAACAAAAAAAATCAACGGTTTTATTAAGGATACAACAAATAAAATGAAAGATTTAGGAACTTATAAAATTGAATTTGATACGACGATCAGAAGATATGCAGAAATGCAACTTCAGTATGAGATTTTAAATGAAAAATGGATTGAAAGTGGGTGTGCTGTCACCGAACCGTATACAAATAAAAATGGTGCAACCAATCAAAGAAAGACCGCAATTTATCTTTCAATCGAATCATTAAGAAAAGAACTTCTGGAACTTGAGAATATTTTTGGACTTACTCCAAAAGGTTTGAAAATGATTAAAAATAAAGGACTTGAGCAAAATAAAAAAAGCGCTCTAGACAGGATCTTTGATCAGGATGTATAAGGGAAAATATTTTGATGAAGTTCTTGAATATGCTGAGGGATGTATAACTGGAAAGATAAGAGCAAATAAATATCGAAAAAAAGCATGTCAAAGATTTATGGATGATTTAAAAAATGACAAATGGGATTTTAATCCAAAAGATGCAGATTTTGTTATCAATATTATCGAAAAAACTATCTGTCATCAGCAGGGTGAAAAAAGAGACGGAACGCCGCTAAGAGGTACTCCGTTTTTTTTAATGACATTTCATAAATTTATTATATATAACCTTCTTGGATTCAAGGAAAAGGGAACGATCATAAACAGATTTAAAGAAGCGCTTATTTTTATTCCGCGTAAAAATGTTAAGACATCTTTTGCAGGAGCACTTTCTTATGCACTTGGTCTTTTATACAGAAACAGCGGATCAAAGATATATGTTGTAGCAGCTGCATTAAAGCAGACATTAGAAACTTTTGGTTTTTTAAAGTACAACATTCGTAACATGGGTGAGCATGATGAAGACGGCGGTCATTTTCATATCATTGACAATAACAATGAACATTCGATTAAGGCTGAAATCGGTGGTGGTTTCTTTGAATTAAATGCTTTGGCAGCCAACCCCGACAGTCAGGACTCGTTTAATGGGAACTTTGCTATATGTGATGAAATCCATGCTTTTAAAAAGCCGAAACAGTACAATCTTTTTAAAGAAATGATGAAAGCATACACCAATAAATTATTAATTGGTATTTCAACTGCGGGCGATGATCCCAATTCTTTTTTAGCAAACAGGGTCAGATACTGCAAAAGAATTCTTGATAAGGAAGTAACTGATGATCAGTATTTTGTTTTCATCTGTGAAGCAGATATGACCGTTGACAAGGACGGCAATAAAATACTTGATTATACTAATCCCGAAGTTCATGAAATGGCAAATCCTGCATACGGAGAGTCAATAAGACCTGAAGAATTAATGAACGATGCTATGCAGGCAATGAATGACCCGCAGCAGCGGAAGGATTTTTTTGCTAAATCGTTAAATGTTTTCACAAATCAGATTGATACTTATTTTGATATGAATGTTGTTGAGGCAAGTGATCTTAAATACAGCTGGACTCTTGAGGAACTGGCAAAACTACCAGTCAACTGGTACGGCGGTGCCGATTTATCAAAACTTCACGATTTGACAGGAGTCTGTTTATACGGGCGCTACCGCGATGTTGATATATGTATCACACATGCTTTTATCCCTATTGCAGTTGCACATCTAAAAGCCGATGAAGACAATATCCCGTTCTTCTGGTGGGAAGAGGAAGGATGGCTGACAACCTGCAACAGTGATGTGATCGAATATGAGGATGTTGTGAAATGGTTTATCGAAATGAAAGACATGGGTTTTAAGATAAAATGGGTGGGATATGACAGAAGATATTCGAGAGAGTTTATCTTAAAAATGAAAAAAGCCGGGTTCAAAATAAGAGATCAGCTGCAAAAATATGTTGAAAAAACAGAAGCGTTTAGGGAAATTGAAAAGAAATACACCTTAAAGAAATTTTATTATCTGCATAACAAGGCGTATGAATACTGTGTCAGCAATGTAAAAGCAATTGAAGACAGTGATGAATTTGTGAGATTCCAGAAAGTAATGCCTACTCAAAGAATCGATTTATTTGATGCAAGTGTAATTGCATGCAAACAGCTTCTTATTGCAGGTGAAAAATCATCGAATGCAAGCATGTATCTTGATTAAAAGGAGGAATATATGGCAAAGAAAAAAAAGAAAAGCAGAAGCAGCGCCCCAAAAGAATCTGGAAGCCGGTCAATAGGATTAAGTATAGACAACTGGGACGTACTTATAAGCAGCGGATATACACCGCTTTCCCAGAATCCCGAAATAATCAGCGCTGTAAATAAGACAGCCAACCTGATTGCAGGCATGACTATTCATCTGATGGAAAATACCGAAAACGGCGATCAGCGGCTGCTCAACGAATTATCAAGAAAGATAGATATAAATCCCAATCCGTATATGACAAGAGCAACTTTCATCAGTGCGCTTGTCAGGATTCTGCTGCTTGAAGGAGACGGGAATGCAGTTATTTATCCGGAAACAAGAAACGGACTGATAGACGGGCTGTATATACTGCCTCCTGGACAGGTTTCATTTATTCCGGATGGATTTGGCTATTACATGATGTATAACGGAGTAAAGTATACATGTGATGAACTGGTACATATTCCTATCAATCCGGATCCGGTATTTCCATGGAAAGGTACAGGATACCGCAAAACACTGCGGCAGGTTGCTGATACTTTAAAACAGGCTTCAGCAACAAAAAAAGGATTCATGGAGTCTAAATGGAAACCTTCGATTATTGTTAAGGCAGACGGACTGACAGAAGAGTTTTCAACAAAAGAAGGGAGAACAAAGCTCCTTAATAAATATATCGAGTCAAGCGATGCGGGTCAGCCCTGGATCATTCCGGCAGAACAGTTTGATGTAGCGACCGTAAAACCGCTGTCTTTAAATGATCTTGCAATCAAGGACAGTGTTGAACTTGATAAAAAAACTGTAGCCGGTATTCTGGATATTCCGGCTTTTGTTTTGGGAATAGGCAGTTTTAACGAAAAGGAATGGAATAACTGGATCAATACGCGGATTAAAAACATATGCAATGTTATTGAACAGGCGCTGACAAAAGTAATTTTGATTAGTCCAAATCTGTATTTCAGATTTAATCACCGTTCTCTTTTTGCGTATGACATTGAGACGCTTTCCAATGTGGGATGTAATTTATTCAGCCGTGGTATTCTTTCCAGAAATGAGGTTAGAGATTCAATCGGATATTCGCCTAGAGAAGGTCTTGATGAGCTTATTATACTGGAAAACTATATCCCTTCAGGGATGATCGGTGATCAGAAAAAATTAAATGGAGGTGGTGAACAGAATGAATGATGCTAAAAATACAAGATATAGAAGTCTTGGAAAAGATGCAAAATTTAAGACGAGAACCGAGGATGACAGACTTTATATAAGCGGTTATTTCTCGGTTTTTGATTCAGTTTATGAATTATGGCCCGGTGCAACTGAAAGTATAGATGCACATGCATTTGACGGTCAGCTGAGCGGAGATATCAGGTGTCTGATCGATCATGATACAAGACTTGTATTAGGACGTAATAAAGCCGGAACGCTGAGCTTGAAAATTGATTCAAGAGGACTGTGGGGAGAAGTTGAGATCAATCCAAACGATCAGGATGCAATGAATCTATACGAGCGTGTCAAGCGCGGTGATGTTGATCAGTGTTCATTTGGTTTCGATATTGAAAACGAGGAATTTACTGATAACGGTGACGGTACTGTACACTGGACAATCAAGTCGGTGAAACTGTATGAAGTTTCAATAGTTACATTTCCGGCTTATGAAGAAACCAGTGTGAGTGCAAGGAAAAACGATCTTGCTCAAATCAGCAAAAGAAAAATAGAAACTTTAAAGCAAAATCTAAGAAAGAAACTGAAAGGAGAAAAGTAATGGCATTAAAAGTACTGATGTTAAGAAAGAAAAAAGACGGATTAGCAAAACAGCTGGAAGATTTAAGAAACGGCAGTGATTTTGAAACCCGTGAAAAAGAACTGGAAACTGCTATTGAGGAATTAAACCCTGAATCTTCAGAAGAGGAGCAAAAAGCAGTACAGGATGAAGTTGATAAACTGGAAACTGAAAAACAGGAACATCAAGAAAAAATTGAAGGTTTGGAAAAGGAAATCAAGGATATTGAAGATGAAATAAAAGAGATTGAGGAAAAACAGCCTAAACCAGTTCCACAGCCTAACCCCGACAAGAACAATGAAGAAAGAAAGGAAAATAATTTAATGGATACAAGAGATAAATTTTTTGGATTAAATATTCACGAAAGAGATGCTTTATTTGCTCGTGAGGATGTTAAAAAATTCTTAGGAGACATCAGATCACTGTTCAGTCAAAAACGTGCAGTTGGAAATACAGAATTAATCATCCCTCAAAACTTCTTACCTATGGTTAAGCAGGTCGTAGAGACAAATTCAAAACTGCAGAAATATACTGATTTCCAACCTTTGACCGGTACAGGACGTATGGTAATCATGGGGTCTTATCCTGAAGCAGTATGGACTGAACAATGCGGAAAGATCAATGAATTATCATTAGGATTCAATGACATTGAGGTCGACGGTTATAAAGTGTCAGGATTCTTTAAAATGTGTAATGCGATTCTAGAAGATAATGATGTTAATCTTGCACAGGAGTTTATTAATTCTATTGGTATTGCAATTGCTAAGGCGCTTGATAAAGCAATTGTTTACGGTAAAGGTGTCAAAATGCCTATGGGTATCGTAACAAGACTTGCGCAAACAGAGAAGCCGGGCGATTATTCAGCAACTGAGAGAGAGTGGAAAGATTTATCAACATCAAATATTATCAAAATTACAGGTAAAACAGGTATTGAACTGTTTAAAGAAATCACAAAATCAATGAAAACGATTTTTACAGATTATGCATCAAATAATCTTGTATGGATCATGAATCAAAATACGCATCTTGATCTTATTGTTGAAGCGATGGGAAGCAATATGAATGCTGCAATTGTCAGCGGTATGAATGATACAATGCCCGTTGTAGGAGGGAAAATTGAGGAGCTTTCATTCATGGTTGATGGTGATATCGTCTTTGGATATATGAATAATTACAAACTTGTTCAACGGCGCGGTATGCAGCTGGCAACTTCAACTGATGTATTATTCTTTGAAGACCAGACAGCATTTAAAGGAACTGCACGATACGATGGTAAACCGGTAATTGCTGAATCATTTTCAATTATGAATATCGCAGGAAAAGCGCCTACTACTGTGGCTGCATTTGCTCCTGACAGCGCCAATACTGTTGAAACTTTAGCGGCTAAAGCCAAATAAAAATGAATGACAGCCATAAATTATCGGTCCTGAAAAATAATTTACAGCTCCTGACTGATTCGCAGGATCTGTATCTAAAGGAACTGCTGAAACAGGCTGAGTCGTTAATGAAACGTGAAGGAATAGTTAATGACGGTACAAATGATTACGATATGGCCGTTGTTGACTATGCAGCTTTCCTTTTCAGAAAAAGAGCGAACAGCGAAATGAAGATGCCCCGGCATCTGCGTTATGAGCTTAATAATATCCTGTTTTCGCAAAAACAAAAATGACATTTGACGATGGAATAATAAAGATTTATAGGCTGGTAAACGTTTCTGAAAAAGGCGACAAGCCTAAATATAAAACGTTCTATAAATCTTCCTTTTATTTTAGTTATGAGACACTGGGACTGACAAGATATTATACCGCCCTTGCAAATAACGAAAAAATAGAAACAGTTGTAAATATATATCAGGACAGAAGTATAAGAGTAAATGATATTGCAAGATTTGAAGATGATTCAGAATTTAAAATTGTACTGGC